TGGAGGGGTCGGTGGCCTGGAAGCGCTTTGAGGAGTACTCGGCGAAGACGATGGCCAAGATCGGCTTCAGCGACGCGCAGATCTATGTCGATACGCTGGAGAAGCAGCGGCGCGTGCGGATGGCGAAGTCAGCGGTGGAGGAGCGCCTGGCGCCGGTCGGGCGGGTGCGGCTGGCGGAGCCGCCCAAGCCGGCGGGCCTGGCGATCCCGGTGACGAAGGAGTGGGAGAAGTCGGGGGAGGCGGTGAAGAAGGTGCAGACCAGCCTGACCCAGTTGACCGGGGTGACGCAGCAGTCGGTGAAGCTGGCCGATGGGCTGGGGCAGGCGTGGGGCAAGACCACGGCGGAGATCGCGGCCAAGACGGGGGCGCTGCCGGGGCAGATTACGGCCTTCAAGGGGGCGATGCAGACCGCGGGGGCGCAACTGGGTGAGGGGGTGGTGCTGGGGATCGAGTCGAAGACCGGGGCGGTGGAGGCGGCGGCGCGCAACCTGGGGCTGGCGGCGAAGAATGCCTTTGCGCAGGCCAATCAGATCCAGTCGCCGAGCCGGGTGTTCATGCGCCTGGGCGGCTTTCTGGCGCAGGGCCTGGCGCTGGGTATCCGCGGCGGCACCGGGGCGGTGCGCCGCGAGGTGGGCACCCTGGTGGGGGCCGCGGGCGCGGGCTTGCGCCTGCCGGCGGGCGGCGGCGGCGGCGGCCAGGTGATCCACTTCAGCCCCACCATCAACGTCGGCGGCGGCTCCCCCGGCGCGGTCAAGGCGGCGGTCGGGGAGGCCCTGGCGCTGTCGGTGCGCGAGTTCGAGCGGGTGGCGGCGGCGGCGGCGCAGTCCCAGGCGCGGCGCTCCTACGCATGAGCGCCTACATCCAACTGGGGTCGGTGCGCCTCGACCTGCTCGGGTGGCTGGATGGCTTCAGCGGGCAGGCGGACTACGCCTATGCCGAGCACGCGATCATCGACGGCAAGCCCCACACGCAGTGGACCGGGGAGGGGCTGCAGAAGCGCTCCCTGACGGCGAGCCTGCACGCGCGCTTTTGCGATCCGCAGGCGGAGTACCAGAAGCTGACCGCGGCGGCGCAGCGCCATGAGGCGCTGAAGCTGTTCTTCGTGCGCGGGATCTTCGAAGGCGACTACGTGATTACCGCCATCGAGCGCACCCTGACCCAGACCGATCCGCTGGGGGTGCCGTATGCGATGACGCTGAAGGTGGAGCTGCAAGAGTGTGTGGTGCCGCCGCAGGCCGCGGCGGGCGGGCTCCTGGGGCAGATTGGCAAGGCCTTGGGGATGCCGCCGGAGCAGGTGGTGGGAACGGCGCTGGCGATCGTGAGTGACCCGGCGGGCTTTGCGAAGGTGGCGGCGAAGAACTTTGTGCTGGGCGACACCGGCGCCGGGCAGCTTCTGGACAAGCTGGGGCCGCTGGGCCCGGCGGTGAACAACGCCTGGAGCATCGTGGTGCGCCAGAAGGTTGACCAGGTGCTGCGATGAGCACGACCCATCTGGAGTACGTGACGCGCGAGGGCGACCGCTGGGACCTGCTGGCGTGGCACTTCTACGCCGACCCGCACCGCTATGAGCCGCTCATCGCGGCCAATCCGCAGGTGCCGATCAGCCCGATCCTCGAGGCGGGGCTGCTGCTGGCGATTCCGGTGTTGGAGGCCGTGGCGGCGAGCGATCCGGCGGCGTTGCCGCCGTGGAAGCGTTGACGTAGCGCGGTGGGTTCGTTGTCGTTGTCGTTGTCGTAATCGTGGTCGGATTGTTCGACAACGACAACGACAACGACCGCGGCTGCACCCGGCATTGCCGAGCGGTCCAAGCGCCGCGGCGCGGTCGGTATCCTGGGGTCTGTATCCTCACCCGGCCCCCGCACTATGTGGACCTCCCCCGTCGAGACCCCGACCTACTCCGTGACCTACAACGGCACGGCGATCGGGGAGGATATCTCCAGCATGGTCACGGAGCTGACCTACACCGACGTGGAGCATGGGGAGTCGGATACCGTGGAACTGGCCTTGCAGGACCGCGATCACCGCTGGAAGAAGGCGTGGCGGCCGGACCTGGCGGCGAAGCTTAAGGTGACGATCGGCTACCGCGACGGGCGCCGGCTGGTGTGCGGGGACTTTGAGCTGGACGAGATCGCGTTTGCCGGCGGCGGCGGGGCGGGTGACACGGTGCGCATCAAGGCGCTGGCGACGTTGATCAGTCCGGCGCTGCGCACCAAGCAGAATGTGGGCTACAACGAGACGACCCTGCGCGGGATCGTGGAGGCGGTGGCCAAGCGCAACCAGTTGACGGCGCGCCACGATATCGACGCGGCGCTCACGATCGATCGGGCGACCCAGAATCATGAGGCGGACCTGCCCTTCCTGCGCCGGCTGGCGGAGGACTACGGCTATGCCTTCGGGGTGCGCGGGGCCTACCTGGATTTCTGGGCGATCACGGGGCTGGAGGCGCGGGCCCCGGCGCTGACGCTGGCGCGCACGGCGCTGACCTCCTTCACGATCACGCAGCAGGCCAAGGAGACGGCGAAGAAGGGGGAGGTGGCGCATCAGGACCCGAAGACGAAGAAGACGGTGCGCGGGAGTGCGGAGCGCGAGGCCCTGACCGGGGATACCCAGCGGCATCTGCAACGGGTGCCGAGCGAGGGGGCGGCGCGCGCCCAGGCGGCGGCGAAGCTGCACGCGAAGGACAAGCATCAACTGGACGGGACCCTGACGCTACCGGGCACCGTGGTGCTGTTGGCGGGGGTTAACGTGCAGTTAACCGGCCTTCACGCGCTGGATGGTAAGTGGCATGTGGAGCGCTCCACGCATCGGCTGTCGCGCAGCGGGGGCTATGTGACGGAGGCGGCGCTCTATCGGGTGGCCGCGGCGGCGGCGGCCGCGGTGAGCACCCTGGCGGGGCGCGCGTGATGAGCGAGCATCCCAAGACCGGGCAGTTCCGCTTCGGGATCGTGGCGGAGGTGGACGCGCCGACCCATCGGGTGCGGGTGCGGCTGCCGGACCAGGGTGACCTGGTGACGCATTGGCTGGCGGTGCCGGGGCGCACGGCGATGAAGGACCGGCACTATGGGCTGCCGGCGGTGGGCTCGCAGGTGGCGTTGCTGACGGATCGGCACTGCGAGGAGGGGGTGTGCCTGGGGGCGGTCTATTCGGACCCGGACCCGATCCCGGACGGGGCCGATGCGGAGCAGTTCGGGACCTGGTTCGAGGACGGGTCGATCATCCGCTACCACAAGGGGGAGCATGGGCTGCTGGTGGACCTGTCGGCTTGCCAGGGGGCGCTGACGATCAAGTGCCAGTCGGCGCGGATCGAGGCGACTGACCTGACGGCGCAGGTGACGACGTTGAACGCGACGGCGACCACGCTGGCGGTGTCGGCGACCACGGCCACGGTGTCGGCGACCTCGCTGAGCGCTACGGCGGGCGGGGCTACGCTGGCGATCGGGGCGGCGGGGGTGGCGTTGGTGGCACCGGCGGTGCAACTGGCGGCCGCGGCGATCACGCTGACCGGGACCACCATCATTGCCGGGGATATCCAGATCTGATGGCATCACTCAAGGACTTTATCAGTGCGACCAAGAGCGCCATGGCCGGGATTACCGGCAAGGCGGATTGGACTGCGCCCCCGGCGATGACCGGGGAGCAGGCAGCGGCGCAGACGCAGGCGATGCTGGGCGGGGAGGACCCGCTGGCGGCGCCGGCAATTTCGCTGGCCGGGGCTAAGGCGCATGTCGATGCCAACCTGGGCGCCGCGGCGGTGCATGGCCTGACGGGGTGGGCGGCGAGCGCGCTGGCACTGGCGGCGGTGCAGACGCCGGGGAGCGATACCACGGTGGCGCGCGGGGGGCATCGGCATCCGTTGCCGAGCGCGGCTGACGTGGGCGCGCTGGCGCTGACGGGCGGGACCCTGAGCGGGGGGCTGAGTCTGGCGGTCAAGCCGTTGTCCAAGGCGGTGGTGAGCTGGGCGGATGCCGATATCTATGACAACGGCGTGGCGGGGACGATCGCGCTGTGGCGCGGGCCGCTGCAACTGCTGACGCTGTGGCCGGCGGCGACGCTGACCATCGACTTTACGACCAACGCGCCGCCCTATGGGGTCTATCAGGTGCTGATCACGAACCCGAGTACCTATGTGGCGACCTGGGCCAATCTGTCGCGCTGGCTGATGAGCAGCGCCACCAGCCCGCCCTGCCGCAGCAACGGCGATAGTCTGGCGACGATCTATTACCTGTCGGGCGGGCGCTCCTTCGGGTATCTGGCGCGGGTGGGGACCACCTGATGACCACGGCACTGGCGAGCATCCGCGCGCGCGACTGGCAGCCGGCCCTGGGCGAGATCGGGGCGGTGGTGACCGATCTGGCGGACATCGCGCAGGCGATCACGATCATCCTGACCACGCCGCCGGGGTCGGACCCGCACCGGCCGACCTTCGGGGCGGACCTGCTCCAGTTCATCGACCAACCCGAGATCGAGGCGACGGCGCCGCTGATCGCGGCGGCGGCGGATGCGATCCTGGCGTGGGAGCCGCGCCTGGAACTGACCAGCATTACGCCGACCTTCGGGTTGGGGCAGGTGACGCTGGCGATCGTGTGGACGCGGCGCGGCGGCGGCGCTGACGCACTGACCACGGAGGTGACCTTGTGACGGAACCCGATTTCATTACCCGCGACCCGGCGGCGCTGACGGCGGAGCTGATCGCGGGCTGGGAGGCGATGACCGGCAAGACGCTTTACCCGGCCCAGGTGGAGCGGCTGTTGATCGATCTGATCGGCTACCGCGAGTCGCTGGTGCGCATCGGCATCCAGGAGGCGGCGAAGCTGAATCTGGTGGCGTTCTCCCGCTATCCGATGCTCGATGAGCTGGGCAAGCTGGTGGGGACGGTGCGGTTGCCGGGGCAGGCGGCGCGCACGCTGCTGCGCTTCAGCCTGGCCGAGCCGGCGGCGGCGGCGGTAACGATCCCGGCCGGGACGCGCGCGAGCGGCGGGGGGGCGGAGTTTGCGACCGACACGGCGGCGGTGATTGCGGTCGGCGCCGCGGCGGTGGAGGTCCTGGCGACGGCGACCACCACCGGCGGCTCGGGCAATGGGGTAGACGCAGGGGCGGTGACGACGCTGATCGACCTGCCGGGCCTGGGCCTGACGGTGACCAGCCTGGCGGTGAGCGCCGGGGGCCTGGCGGCGGAGGATGATGAGCGGCTGCGCTCGCGCATCCTGCTGGCGCCGGAGCATTTCGCGGTGGCCGGGCCGCGGCAGGCGTACCGCTACCAGGTGCTGAGCCTGCGGCAGGATGTGGCGGACGTGGGGGTGACCTCGCCGGCACCGGGGCGGGTGAACGTCTATCCGCTGCTCAGCTCCGGGCTGCCGGACGCGGCGCTGCTGACGGCCGCCGCGGCGGTGCTGAACGCGGAGGCGGTGCGCCCGTTGACGGATTGGGTGACGGTGGCGGCGCCGACGCGGGTGCCCTATGCGGTGGCAGTGACCCTTCTTGGCACCCAGGGGGCGGACCAGGCGGCGGTGACGGCGGCGGTGCAGGCGAGCCTGACGGCCTTCGCCGGGCGGCTGCGGGCGACCCTGGGGCGCGATCTGGTGCCGTCGCAGTGGGCGGAGCGGGCGCAGCGGGTGAGCGGGGTCTACTCGGTGACGGTCGGGAGCCCCGCGGCGCGGGTGCTGGCGGCGAACGAGTGGGCGGATTGTACGGGTGTGACGGTGGTGTGGGGGGGGTATGGGGATGATTGAGCCCCTCCTCCTCCAACCCTCCCTACGCGACCCCCGCGGCCTGGCCCTGGAGCCGCTGACCGCGCGCCTGGGCCGCCTGGACCTGTCGCGCCTGCTGGTGTATGCGCTCGGACAGGTGGAGGCGTCGGCCCTGCCGTACCTGGCGGAGCAGTTCCATGTGGCGGGCCTGGAGGGCTGGGACCTGGTGACGGGGGAGGCGCAGCGTCGGTACCTGGTGGCGACGGCGATCGACTATCACCGGGTGAAGGGGACCCTGGCGGGGCTGCGCCTGGCGGGGGCGCGGGCGGGGCTGAGCATCGTGCGGGCGCTGACGCCGCCCTGCAAGACCTATCTGGCGCCGACCCTGACCAGGGCGGAGCGCGATGCCTTTCTGGCGCGCTATCCGCAACTGCGGCTGTTCCGCTACCGCACGCGCGGGGTGCAGTTGGCGCAGGGGTGGTATCTGGGGGCGGCCTATGTGGGCGGCCCCAATTATCCGACCGTGACCGATGCGGTGCTGCGCCTGGGCTGGCGCGCCTTTGTCACGCAGACCGATGGGTCTGAGCGCCCGGTGACGACGCTGGTGCGGGAGCTTGAGCGCACCGCGGCGGACGCGCACCTGGAGGTGGCGGTGCGCCGGCCGGGGGCGGCGGGCTTGGGGGTCTATCCGGATCCGGCGCGGCTGCTGCCGCGCGCCTTTCTGGTGTCGCAGGACGGCGGCGGGCGGCTGTTTAACCTGTCCTTAACGACCCCGTATCTGGACCTCGATGAGCGGTTACATGCGCACGCGGCGCCGTCCGGCCTGTCCCCGATCGATATCCGCTACACGGCGGTGGCGCAGCCGGGGACGGCGCACGGGGCGATGCTGGGGCGCTGGGTGTCCGGTTATCTGACGGACAACGGGTCGCGCGTGCGGCTGTACCGGCGCCTGGCGCTGTTCGACCCGGCGGTGCCGGTGCCGCGGCGCGGGCGCAGTACGCACCTGGGGGCGGCGACGCTGGCGATGCCGGCCTTCACGGCGGAGCTGCGCGTGAGCCTGCCGGGGCGGCGGGCGCCGCGGCTCTTGGGGCGCTTTGCGGCGGGCTATTGGGCGCCGGCGGCGCCCTCGCGGCTGGTGCGCGGGGCGGCGGCCCTGGGCCTGGCGGCGGCGGTGCGCGATCGGGTGTGGCTCGATACCCACGACCGCCAGGCGGTGACGAGCGGCGGGGGCGTGCCGGCGGGGCGCTACCTGGCCGGCCAAATTATTTCACGTTCAGTTTGAGGGCTCGGCATCATGGAAAAACAGGTGATCTTTCGGGATCGGCAGGAGTTTCAGGCGGCGGACCCGAACGCCTTGCAGGGGTATGTGCGCGACTCCATCGACCATGTGGTGGGGGATGCGGTCAGTACCCAGAAGCACTACACGGGCCTGGCGGTGACGGCGGCCAGTAGCACGGAGGTGGCGGTGGCCGCCGGGCGCTACTACAACGGCGGCGCGGTGTTCGTGGCGGAGCAGGCGACGGCGCTGAATCTGTTCTCCTACGTGCCGCTGGTGGCGGCGAAGGTGGTGGCAGTGGTGGCCTGGGGGCAGGAGACCGACACGGCGGTGGAACCGCGCGATTTCCTGGTGGACCTGGTGAGCGGGGCGACCGAGCCGCAGGCGGTGGCGATGGAGCGGGTGCGCCATTGCGAGATCAGCGCGCTGGCGGGGGCGGAGAGCGCGGACCCGCAGCCGCCGGCCTTGCAGAGCGGGGCGCTGGCGGTGGCCTTGGTCTACCTGACGGCGAGCGGGATCGACCGGATTGTGATGGCCGACGCGGTGCTGCCCAACGGCTATGCCCAGGGGCAGCGGCTGGTGACGATCGAGGCGTGGAAGGCGGCGGCGGAGCCGCGGATTTCCTCGATCGCGACCGATCTGGCGGCGCTGGCGCGGCGCAGCGACGCGAAGGTGGACCGGGCGGTGTTCCTGGAACTGGCCGGGGACCTGGCGAGCCTGAAGGATCGCATCCTGCTGCCGGCGACCTACGCGGCCTATGACGCGGACGCCTTCACCACTGCCGACAAGCAGAACGCGGCGCACGCGGGGTACTCGGCGCGGGTGCAGAACGGGCTGCTGTTCCCCTTCGCGACCACGGCCTCGCCGAACCTGGCGCTGTTCAACCCGATCGACGTGGGGGTCACGACCAACAGCGAGGGGCTGGTGCTGCCGGCCTATGTCCATGCGGCGCGCATCCGGACCCAGGGCTATGCCGGGGATCTGAGCGTGAGTCAGTACCAGTCGCAGACCCACACGCTGCGGGCGGTGACGGTCGCCAACTGGTACTGGAACTATGGCTGGAACTGGAACTATTACAGCCGCTGGTACGGCTGGAACTACCCGTCGGCCTACTGGACCCGGCCCTGGTACGGGTACTGGTGCGGGCGCCCGGAGACGGTCTATGTCGACGCGCTGACGACCAACAACTACAGCGGGGCGATCCTGGCGCAGACCTTCCTGAACGCCAACGCGGGCTGGCTGACGCGCCTGGGGCTGTACTTTACGCAGGTGGCGGCGACCGGCACGGTGCAGGTGGTGGTGTGCGAGACGCTGGCCGGGAAGCCGAACCTGCAGAAGGTGGTGGCGAGCACGACGCTGGCGGCCAGTGCGCTGCGGCAATATCCGCTGGAGACCGTCATCGACCTGCCGCATGTGCTGCTGGAGGCGGGTAAGCGCTATGCTCTGGCCCTGATCACCAGCGGCGATCATCGGGTGGCGACGGTGAGCGGCAACGCCTACACCCAGGGGACGCTGTTCTACGGCTCCGACGGGGATTATTTCCAAGGCGACCTGACCAAGGACCTGATGTTCACGGTCTACTGCGCGCAGTTCGGCCGGGCGCGCACGGAGGTGCAGTTGCAGCCGCTGTCGCTGTCGGGCGGGTTGACCGATATCGCGATCGACGCGCCGCATGTGGTGCCGGACGGCTGCACCCTGCAGTACGAGATCCAGCCGCAGGGCTCCGGGGCCTGGTATCCGCTGGGGGATGCGACCCTGCGTCTGGGCACCGACACCACCGCGCCCAACCTGGTGAACCTGCGCGCGGTGCTGCTGGGCACCAGCGACCTGCAACCGGCCTTTGCCGCGACTACCGGGGCGATCCGGATCAGCCGGCCGGATACCTCCTTCGTCTCCTGGTCGACCACCCGCACCCTGGGGGCGGCGACCACCAGCGTGACGCTGAAGCTGATGCTGGCGGACTGGGACGCGGCCAACCACACGATCACGCCGAAGATCGTGACCGGCGGCAGCACGGAGGTCGCCGCCAGCACGACCGTGACCACCGAGATCGACGGGGCGACGCGCAAGGTCTACACCTTCACCATCACGTCAAGCAGCAGCTACGAGATCAAGATCAGCGGGACGCGGGGGAGCGGGTCCAAGCCGTTCGCGCTCATCAACCGCATCGACATCGCGGCCTAACCGGAGCACGCAGACATGGCTATCGACCTGGAACGTATCGACCCCGCGGCGCAGTACCGCGTGGTCCTCCTGGAGCGGATCGTGATCGACGCCCAGACGACCCTCTACCCGGGGCAGGATATCGAACTGCGCGGGGACCTGGTGATCGCGCACGCGGAGGTGCTTGACCGTGCCACGCCAGTTTGAGCGCTACCGCATCCGCGACGGCGTGACGACGCTGGGGGAGGCGTACTTCAACCCGGTGTTCGCGGAACTGGACCTGCGCCTGGCAGCGCTGGAGGCGCTGCAAGTCGACTGGCAGGCGGCCCTGAGCGCGGTGTCGGAGCAGGGGCTGGCGCGCGTCAGTGCGGCCATGTCCGGCCCGCTGGCGGACCTGTCAGCCAGCGTCGCCGTGCTGGCCGCGCAGGTGGAGGCGGCGCAGGAAGCGGGGATGCTGCTGGACCGGGCGGGCAGTGTCACCGACGACAACCTGGGCAGCCGCACGCTCAGCGACGCGAGCGCCCCGGACAGCGACGCCGGCACCCTGACCACCCTCTTGAGCGGCCTGGCCGCCATGCTCCGCGCCAGCACCGGCGGCGCCTCCTGGCGCGCTACCCCGGCCACCACCCTGGCCGCGGCCGCGACCGCCATCACCAACAGCGCCAATCATCTGGCAGCGAAGTCCAACCCGCACCAGACGACCGCGGCGCAGGTGGGCGCGCTGGCACTGAGCGGGGGGACCCTCAGCGGGCCGGTGGCGATGGGCAATCAGCCGTTGACCGGGGTGCTGGCGCTGGGCTTCGCCGCCGAGATCGACAACGGCAACAGCGGGGCCGCCAAGACGATCACGCTGGCGGCGGGGACCAAGCAGAAGATCGCCCTGACCGCCAGTTGCACCCTGACCGTCGACACGACCGGCGCCGCGCCGGGAGACTACGTCCTGCGGATCATCAACGGCGGCGCCTACACGGCGGCATGGACGGGCCTGTCGAGTACCCGCTGGCTGGGGGTCACCACGACCCCGGCCGTGCGCAGCGGCGCCGGCTCAGAAACTGTCGTGACGATGGCCTGGAATGGGACCAGCGTGGTGCAGCGGATGGAGCGGGTAGGGTCGGCCTGACGGTGCAAACCATTTGGCGCGCGACTGCAAACCATTTGGCGCGCTACAAGATGGCAGGTTCAGCGC